ATACTGAGTTAGGGTCCTAGTCACTGTGTACTGATTCTTTTTTAAGGTTGCTGCTGGTTACTGATTCTTTTTTAGGGTTTGGGTCAGGGTGATGGTAAAGTCATGGGGACAGTATTACCCCCATGACTTCTCTGTACCTGACTTAGAAAAAATTCACACACAAAAAAAAGTTTATTATTCAAAGTGTTGGGTGAGCGTGATGCGGCGCAAAAGCTGGGAGTTGTCCTCCCCAAAAGGCTGTGGGTAGTCCTCGGGCGCAAACGGGGCGGTGATGAAGATCTTGGTGGCCAACAGCGGCATGTAATCGCCCTTCACTTCGACGTTGTAGGGGTATCGGTCCAGCATGCGTAGGAGCTCCGAGTAGGGGAACGTGTCACCTCGTAGATCATCGAGGATGACAATACTCTGCCCGTCGTAGCCGTTCCAAAAGCGCGATTTTGCGGAGCTGATGTAGGCCTCTGGATAGGCGTCAATCGCGGCTCTGGTTTTCCCTGTTCCGGTAGGTCCCCAATACCAATAGACCTCTGGCTGAGTCTCTCGTCGTTGGCGTCGCAGATAGAGTGAGTGCAGTCGCTCTGCGAATCGTAACTGTTGTCCATTGTTGACGAGCTCCTCGATGACCGTCCAGAGAGGCTCTCCGTTGAGAATTCTTCGCTTGATCTCAGCAAGGTCGGTTCGTCCTCCTTGAGTCGGCATGATGCCAGTCTCAAAGTAATCTCCGTCTTTCGTGCAGTATTCTCGGTTTTGCTGGGCGGATCCTGAGAGAAGAGAGTTGAGTACCGCTTACTAAGCTAACGCGTACTCAACACGCACACTCTCACTCTCTCTCCACGCACCATTGGCGAGTTCACAGTGAGCGCGCGGTCCGACCAGTCGTCGTATTCCTCCCAAGGTTCTTGCGTTGGCGAAGTGAATGTACCCCTGTAGGTGCGGCGTCTCCTGCTCTCCTCGTTCGCGTCCCACGACAAGGTATCGGCACTGGAGCTCATGGATTCGTGCTTCCTCTTCATCACTGTAGTTATTGAGTGTGAAACACCAAGCAGCACCACTCAAGTTGCCCGCAACACGAGGCATTTTACGCTAAGCAAGCTTCGAGGAAAAGTGTTTCTACGTGCCCCCCGCCCCCCCTAATATAGTAATTTCTCTGCCAATCAAAACGTCTCTCCCATGACGTCATTTGGAGCCTTCTGATTGGTCGAGAATTATTGCTTCTGGGAAAAGCCCCAGAAAAAAAAACATAAATAAGCAAAAGTTGGGACGTATCATTATTTCATTTATGCAAGTTACACCATTCCGTGGTGCAGCTCCCATTCCATACGCCGCTGCTGCTGCTGTTCAAGCTGGTGGACGATATTTTCAAGAATCTATCTTGCCTGGCTTAATTGACCGCTATTTTCACAGCAGACCCAGAAAGTTTACTCCCTATACTAATTCTACTAACACTACTTCTATTAGATCTAGTCCTCGTACTATGCCTTACCGATATGCATCGCGCCGTCGCGGCCGTCGCCGAGGCAGTCGTTTTTCTGCTAGATATCGTGCTTTCGGACATCGTACTCGAATGGTTCCTCGCCGTCGTCGGCCTTTGAGAAGCCGTCGTACCTTCAAATCTGTTAGCCGTCGCAAGTCTAAGTTTGTTGATATGGCTAATAACCGCTCTGGTCCTTTGTTTTATCCGTTTAAGTTGAATGCTAAGTTCCACTTTTTCCATGAAGAGACCCTTGATCCTGCTGCCACTCTTGTTGATTTCTTTTCTATTCGTACTGCTAATGCTTTTAGCCCTATTGATGGAAATAGTCACCAACCACGTGGTTGGGCTCAATTGAAAGACATTTATTCCAATTATGAAGTGATTGGCATGAAGATTCGTGTTACATTCCGGTTTGATCAACCTGACGAGGAAGTTGAGCAGAACCCTGTTATTTGTTTCATTACTAGGGACGATTCTGGCACGTACTATCCTGTCATTCACCAAGAGTTCTATGAAAAGGCCATTACCAATACCAAGTGGAAAAAACTTGTCTACAACAAAAACACCTCTACGACGATTTCTATGTATTGCCCTGCCAAGGAATTCTTTGCCGACAAATCTGCCACTCAAAATGTTGCTGTTATGACTGCTGCTCCTGCTGCCACACCCCATTGTAACATAGGAGTTGTTTACCCTGCTGTAAATGGCGCTAAAGTTGTTGCCACCACACATTGCACTTTCTACACCCGTCTGTCTAAGCCTATTGACTTGGTGCCTGCCTCAACCGCTGGTGCCTGAATAAAGATTTTTGCTTCCATACTGAGTTAGGGTCCTAGTCACTGTGTACTGATTCTTTTTTAAGGTTGCTGCTGGTTACTGATTCTTTTTTAGGGTTTGGGTCAGGGTGATGGTAAA